CGATGCTGTCGAATCTCCATCAGTAATAGCTAACGTGGTTGTTTGTACTCCACCCGCTATAGATTTTGCAAGATAGCCACCGAAAGCTTGTTCTAAAATTTCTAAATTGGTATTAGTTGTTGTTCCCCATGTACCGGCATTCTCGCCGGTTGTCATCTTTTCTGTACCAAGTACCGTATATGACGATGCCATTAAGCGCTCCCTACAAAACCTCTACATCACATGATGCCGTATCTGTATCCACTGTAATATCTACTAAATCTGAAAGGCCCGAAGCTAAAGCGGATCCTGCTGCTTTCATCGTGTCCACTACGCCACCACTATTATCACCTGGATAAATAAACGAGTGACCAGCATCGACCTTCATTCTAAATTCTGTGTTGTCTTCATCTCTAAAAGTTAACATAATATGATTCGATGAATCTAAATATGTAATTCTAATATATCTAACATCGCCGTCATCAAACATTCCCGCGACATAACCAACTTTGTTTGCACTTACACCTACACCACTAATGGCTGATATAAATCCTATCAATCCACATTCTGTTGTACTTGCAGTTACAACTCTTTTTACAACTTCGTTAACACTAGAAATATCTAAAGATCTTTCCGATCCATAATCGACGTTATTAAGTGTAATTGCTTCTTTGACTGATACTGTTAGTGTTGCCATATTTTAATTCCTTAAGGTGCTGGAACGTTGACAGGTATACGAGGTTCCCCATCCGTATAATCGTCTCGTCTTCTTCTACCTAATTGTTCTCCACCGAATTTTTGTGCTTCGGTTTGATATTTTTGTTCGTATAATTGTAGCATATCCATTGGGCCTTTTAAATAGCTAAATGCTTCTACCAAGCAAGCATATAAAAGTCCATTACCAAAATTTAAACTTAAAAAAGTTGTCGTATTTGCTGAACTCAATCCTGTTGGTCTAGCATTATAATGAATTTTGTACATAAAAGCTGAAGAAGGTGTTGGAACAATTGTAATTCTTCCTGAAGAAGTTGCACCAGTTCCTTCTGCTCCTCCTGACATAGCATAGTATTTTGGTGTGCCAGTAGTCGTTTCAGCTGTATCATATTCTCTTAAAAAACTAATATCTTTCTTCTCTAGCCAGCTATTAGTCCCCGTTGCTGCTGTTGTTGAAGTATAAACTTGAAGCCCTCTAACAAATAAAGTTCCCGCAGGAGCATAAACATTGTCTTTTGAAGCTGTTAAATTTCCAATCATTTCTTTTCGATCTGCATCAATTGGAATTTCTCTTTGTATTCTAAGTTCTGAATTATCTATAAACTGGTCTGTAATTGTACTTGAAAGTACGCCTGTTCCGACTTCAGTATAATTCTGAATTGCTGTTGTAAGTGTTGAATATGTAAATCCTGCCATTATGCTGATAAAGTTGCTGGTCCTATTGAAACCGGAAACCCTCCTCCTGTAATTCCTCCTGTTGTAGCAGTGCTAGTATCTACAGTAAAATAAAACCAGTCGTCTGTAAAATCTGTATCTCTAGAGCCACTAACATACTTGCCAGTAACAATAGCATACCCTGCAGCTTTTGCAATATTTGAGCCAGCAATACCATCAAAAGACCCTGGATTTGCATAATCTCCTGCAATTGTTGGCGTTCCTCTAAATCTATAAGTGTCTCCACTCGTTAATCCATGATTTGGAGTATTAACATTAATTACGCTTGATGAAGCAGCATACGTGGTAAACGGATCATGGATTAATAATTGAGCTACATCATTTTCTGTTCTATCTGTTCTAGAATTTTGTAAAGCTTGTGCATCTCCACCATGAGGTCTTGGCTGTAATTGAGGTTGTTTTGATTCATATTCAGATTTATGAACAAACATTCCATTCCATTCTCTGACCATTTCATTGTATGGAAAAGCCATCCCTGATCGGTCTGATATTGCCTGTGCGTATTTTCCTCTTGCGTATGCCATTATATATTCGGATAGTAATTCTTCGGAGTTATATAAGTACTAGATGAAGAACCATCTTCTGCTAATGCTCGTGTTAACTCGTCTTCATACAACAATTTCATTTGTTGTACTAATTGTGGGTTAAATTTTTGTGATAAATAAAATGCAAGTCCTGAAACCATACAAGGTACAAATCTGTATGGAACATCTGTTGCGTCTGTATAAGTTGCATCTGCATCTTGCACTCTTTTTACATAATAAAAATGTAAGTCTTTAGATGCATTAGATGAATCTGCTGTTGGATAAACGGTTAAAGTTGTTTTGTCCACGAATCGTTGAACAAAATATTGTGATGGAGTTCCTTTAGAAAGTTTACTTGATAATGCTGAATAAGCAGATCTAGTTATTTTTGTAAGGGAAGAATCAGATTGATCTGTGTCTGTTTTATCGGATCTAAGTGTAGCTTCTAAAACATCGTCCAAGCCATAAGTAGAAGTTCCAGTTGTTCCGCCTGCTGTAGTAGCACTTGTTCCATCGCCCGATGCTCTATAAAAAGTATATTCTGCCTGACCTTCAACTAAATCAATATTAGTATCTCCTACTTCCCAGTAGTGCAAACCTCTATTGCCCCATTCTTGAAAAAGAATATTTAAAGATCGTCTTGCTGTTTTTAATTGATAACCAGAAGATACTTGAGAACCAATTCTCTCATAAGCTTCATTAATAATTTCATCAACAGCAAATGTCTTGTCGAACGTTACTGTTCCGGAAGTAGTATTAGCCATGCGCTACCTCCTAATATAGCTTCTTAAATTCTGCTACAATCGTATACATGTTTCCAGAATCCGCCGCACCTGGAACCACAAAGTTTACATCACTTTGGTTGCTGTTAGAAGATTTATCTGCTGGTATTCCACCGAATTCTCTAAAGTCCCAATATCCTGTTCCTGTTAAACCAAGAACTGGAATATCTCCATCTGAATCTTCTTCATCTAGACGACCATAAGTGTCTCCACCATCACCCGCTACACATGAAAACCAAATTCTTTGTAGATTTAAATGCGCAACTGAATCTCCTGCAGCGTTTGAGTCTAATGCTGAAACATCTCCAAAAACTGTTGTTTTACCTGTTCCGTCTGATTGTTGAACTAATTTGATAACAACTCTTACAGCGTTTTGCTGTAGAATTGTTGGTCCTGTTACCGTATCTGCCATAATCCCTCCTTAATCAAGATTACTAGATGGGGCCGAAGCCCCATCCTAAAGTTAATTATTTATTATTCAAACAACAGTCTGCTAATTGTACTATAACTAACATTTATTGCTGCTGCCGCGCCGTCACCAGCTTCAATCCCTATATAAGGAATTAAATCAATGTTATCTTTCAACGCTGCACCCTTTTGAGTGTTAGCATTAGTAGCTGAATAATTCGCTGCAATAGTTGCCTGAGTTGTCCCAGTAACTGAAGTTGTGCCATCAAAAGCCGTTATTGCACTTGTTGTTACACTGTATTGTCTACCATTCACAAAAACAGATGGTTTTCTATCACTATCAATCGAAATTTTTAAATGATAATTTGTATCTGCCGCCACTGTAATACCTGTGTTCGTTAGGTAGTCAGTGCCGTTATTAGAATGAATAAAGTACAATGGACCGAAGTCGTCAATTAATTGCCCATTCGTTGCGTCCGTTGCAAAATAAAAATATGCTTGGTCCGCATCCGTTTGAGGTAATTGATCATTTGTCAGTTTCAAACCAGCCCAAATTTTTTGGTTGTCAATAGCCGAACTTGTTCGAACTAAAGCTTCCCATTCAGTTTGGTTTTCAGTACCCCATTTGACACCAGTCCATGCTGTTTGGCCAGCATCTAAGTGTGGTAATAAAATTGCTTGGTCTTGGTCAGCGCCTGCTGTTGTCAACGTAACTGCTGCAACAGTAGCATTTCTAGTAGCTAACGCTGTAGTCATGTTAGTACCTAATACTTCAAAGTTAACGCTTTTACCTACCCCTGTGGAACCAGCTTTAAAAACTTTAACTGTTAATGTTCCAGATCCAAGATCTATCGCACCACCTGTAAAGTTTCCTAAAACAACTGTAGCTACGTTTGATGCTGTTACTGATGCCGTTATAGTTAAGTCTGTAACATCAATACTCATTGTTGCTACCGCATAGTCTCCTAGTGCTGCGCCTGTAACTGTTACGTCTTCCGTTTCTTCATTGCCGTCCGCTATGCTGCCCCAGTCTTTTGTTTCTGAGCCTTGTAGGTAAGCGTTAAGAGCTGGAAGTTGATTAAAATACTCATCAAGATAATATCTTCGAGAGTCTTTCAACCCGCTTTGAACCGTTCGATCAGAAATAAGACCTGTAGATGCAGTTTTACTAATCACCTTAAAGTTGTTCTCGGATCGTACCGGACCGTTAAATGTACTATTTGCCATATTATAATCCTCCTAGTTTGCGAATGCTGTCTCTAGGCCGTCGACTATACTCGTCAGCATTCTAATTTAATTGTATAGTAATTAATCTATAGCTCTTTTTTGCAAAGAGTGCAAGGTATCCCTGTGAATTTGTATGATTTTTGATAGCGCTTAAGTGGCTATCGAAACTTCGGCCTTGGCCTCGTTTATTTTGGTTTGAAGTGTTTGTTCTTCAAACTCTTTGGCAACGATCTCTTTAATAATATCCTGGATTTTTCTATTAATTTCAATCATTCGAATATTATGCTTCCCTGACTTCAGGTGCTCCTGTTGCCACTCTAGTTCCAAGGACCGTTTCGTATTGTATAGGTCTTCCGTCATTTATAACCTCCTCATAGGTTATCCATTTACCACGGGTAAATCCATCTTTTTCGAACTTTACCTCATTTTTTCCCAGTTTGTCAAGGACTGATTTTTCAATCCCTTCCTTACTATCTTCAGCCATAAGATTAAAATCGGCAGAATAGCCATTAAAACGGATTTGTATTCGGAAATTTTTCATATTCACTCTTCTCATTAAAAAAGGGGCCGTTTTGAGGCGGCCCCTTAGTTTATTATTTATTAAGCACCTTCAACACCGTAAATACCTCTAGGGTCGGATACTCCAAATGAGTATCTTTCTCTAGCTTTGTATCTTACGTTTCCTGTTGAGAAATCGCCTTCCATTTTAGTTTGGATAGGTAATCTTTCAAAGTACTTCATACCATTAGGCACGTCAGTGTTAATGTACCAAGAATCAGTATCTGTTAGATAGTGATTTATTCTGTATCCTTCAGGGAGCATTCCCATGTTCTTCAGAGCATTGATATCATTATCAGCTGTACCAACTCTACCTTGAGATTTTAACAATCTTTCAGCATTGAATTGGTTTTCAGAAGGAACAATCATTTTCATTCCTCTAGCTGCGATTTTCAGGCCTCTTTCATCAGTTAGTCCAGCGATGTCAAGCAACGCTTGTTCTAGTGATGTTTCGTTTAGGTCTGCTTGTGTCGTT